TGGATTACTATTATTGGCTGTATCAATAATAATATTCAAAAAATGCTAAACCAAAAAAAAAGAAAAATATGATCTAGGGATATTTTATTTTTGAATCGTATTTAATATTAAAAATATATATTAGGTGTTTCAGTTTAGTACTAAACTGAAACACTAATGATAATGACATCTTGTTAATCGATCATGGAGGTATTACTACCATAAAAAATAATAGTTCGGTATTAGAAGAATATTGTTCGATGAATTGGGTAGATGGTGTTGAAGTCTTATTGGAATATGGAGTTGATCCAAAAATATGTGATAAAAAAATATACAAAACCTACATCAAAAACAAAGTTCCAAAAAAAAGTAAATCGGGACCACGATGCAAATCTTTAAAAAAAAATCTTAATATATGAATTTATTAAAATAAAAAACTATTTTAATAAATTATAATTCAGAACAAAAAAATTATTTGCCAATGATGAAGTTATTTAGGCTTCATATTTACCACATTTGCATGGTTTTTTATCATCACATCTAACTTTTGGCTTTTTACCAATGATTTTTGTTTCGGGTTCGCAGTGAATGATTTTGGGTTCGTACCATTTAATAATTTTGGGGCGGCATTCAATTATTTTAGGTTTATATTTAATAATTTTCGGGCGGCATTTAATAATTTTAGGCCTACGAATAACTACGTCGGGTTTGCAGTTAACAACTTTGGAATCATTATAACTTCTATCTTCGTATTCGTTACAATCATCACCATCTTGGTATTCTTTACAGTGTTTGCAGTCACAATGACAGGATTTGTTTTCTTTTTGTGCGGGCATTTTCTAAAATTAAAATACAAATTTTATTTTTTTATGGTGGTATCTTTCTGTTATTTTCGCAGCAAATTTGGGTTATTTTTTATTAACGCGGAGAATTTATTCTCTATATTTATTTATACTTAAAGTTTTATGAAGAAAAAGTCTGCCTGTAGGTTTTCCAAATTTTTTCATTGTAATTTTTTTATATGGATTCGTTAAAAAAAAAACTAATTTTATAATAAATTATCTTTATTTTGTCATCATATTATATAATTAATACAATGCCAGGCAGCAAAACAACAAAAAAAATGATTAATCGAAAAGGTCCAGCACAAAGCGCTAAATTGTTTGATATTGGAACAAAAAAACGTGGAGCCGATACCAGAACTTGGGAAATTGTTTCATACAATGGAGTCAAAAGATGGGTAGCAATAACTCCTAGAAAAACAACAACTAAACGATCCAGTAATAGTAGAACAAATACTAGACAATCTAGTCGATCTGGTAATAATAAAACAACAACTAAAAGATTAAATCCTAATCGTAAAGCACCTAGTTCTAGCGCAACGATTTATGACGTTGGTACCAAAAAAAGGGGAAATGATGGTCGCCAATGGATCGTATCACAGTCATCCGCTGGTGTTAAACGTTGGATACCATTGGCTGCAGATGTGGATGCAGTTAAGTATCGAAACGATTCGGTAACATTTTTTGATTTGGATAAAATTTTACCAAAAATGAAACTTGGTAGAATAAAAAATATCGGATATTTAGACATAACATCAAACACAATTGGCATTGGTGAACTTCTTTTTTCAAGGTATCCTGCAAAAAAAGGAAAATGGAATTTGTATCATTATGATGGTAGTTTAATTGCTGTACATGATAGCCAAAAGTTAGCCGGACAAAAATTCCAAATTGTTAAGGGTTCAGTATTCTGTGATATCGGAAGTTTTTCGTTCAATGATGCAAAACGTGTGACACCATACATGGAAAGAAAAACTAAATCAGGAATATATGGTGAAAGTTTTCCATATTTTGATACGGGTATTTTACTTCCAGACCCAATACGTACCAAATCAGGAAAAATTTCGCGCAAAATAACACAATCTAAAGAATATACTTATGTTTATGAAACTGATTTGGATATTAATAAAAATAATATGAGAGCTGATGACCGGGATCCAATTGCAGTATTCGCTGAGAATAATTATGGCGATGGACAATTCCCTATTTATAAAGGACGTAATGCCTATTGGATAATGAGTAATAACATACATAATAAAATAATGTCACTTGTAACAAAATAAATTTATCATATAAATTTATATTAAAATGCAATCCGATACGATTGTTGAAACATATAACGAAGGCAAAAAAAATGAAAAAGCAATATTTTTTGATTTTGATTGTACACTAACATATACACATGTTTATTGGTTGTTGACTGATATACATCAATATAGTCAAAAATGGGGTTCTACTTTAGATAATATTGATATGAATAATCTTGAACTAATAATATTGGATCCCGATTGGGAAAAATACCGAAACATATTAACATACGTCATATTTGGTGGTGACGAAAGATTGGCACAAATTCGATTATTTCTGCAAAAAATTAAAGACAATGATTTCGATATTTTTATCACATCAAATGGAAATTGTGTTGATATTGTTAAAATTTTAAAATTTTTTGATTTGTTTCATTTTTTTAAAGGTATCAATGCTAGTATGCGATTACCGTCACCAGATTACAACTGTAATGAACTTCCTAAACATCGTTACATTGATGGTTTCGCCAAAACCTACAAAGAAATATATTATGTGGATGATGATCCAACTGAAAATGGTAAATTAAGGGAAGTCAAACAATTAATTTTTGAACGAAGATATTTAAATATACCGGTAAAAATTGAACATATTGGAAAAACAGATCCTAACGTCAAACGGTATATCTATTTTGGCAAAAATATTGGACTCGAAAAGGATAAAAATGGATTGACCATAGAAATGTTAAATCAAATTGAAAAATATATATTTGACACTGAACAAAACTTGGAAAATACAATCGAATCTAATCAAATATCTATTCAAACTGCTGGAAAAAAAAACGATGATGATACTTTTGAAAAAAAATATATTAAATACAAAAAAAAATATTTTGAACTCAAAAAATTGAAAAAATTTTAATTAACCAAGTTCTTAATATTTTTGTGACTAATTATTTCTTTTGTTCAAGCACTAATTAAAAAAAAAATGAATGAAGAAATGATTGAATTATTCAACAATGGCGATAATAATGGTACAATTAAAATTATATCCAAAAGTGGGGAAAAAATTGGTTGTCATGATTTTGTATTCAAAACACAATGCAGTTTTGGAAAAGCATTAGCCCATTTTGAATCATCAATAAATAACGATACGAACAGTATCGAAGTAAATTTACCAATGTATCCATCCAAAATTATCTGTCAGTTATTATCTAAAATGTACAGCGCGAATTATGTATTTAGCAATACAAATCCATCAAAAATTATTTTAATGATAAAATTAGCGGATGAACTAGTTGTCAAAAATAAATCAAATATTTTATTAGAGCTTATAGAATTATTCAAAGGTCAGCTTACTAATGATAATTGGTTACGGTTATTAAATGATATTTTTGGCATGGACATATTCGATGATTTGCAAAAATGTTTGGTTGATTATTTTATTTATGAAGTTTTGATAAAAGATACTAATCAATTTCCGGATATTAGTGAAACATCTGAAGAAGTATATAATTTCCTTCTAAAAATATTTGAAGAGTATCATGGAACAAAAATTGTTAAAGCATTTATTAAAAAACCTGTTAATATTCCTTTTTTGAATTTGGATTCAGATATTATTGAGGAATTAAAATCAAAAGAAGATGATGATATATCAGAATATGTTTCACAAAAATTCGAAACATATCTTCCCGATTATAGTGAATATGAACCGGGTATTATTCATGACGAATATTATAAAATACATGATAAGATATCGTTGGTTCGTACATTATGTAAAAATATACAAAAAAAATTAAATTATAAATTAGCAGTAACAAATCCAAGAAAAACAACCGCCTACGCCTACCAAAAATTTATGATAAAAGAGGTAAACAATCTGCGCGACCAATACCCTGGTTTAAAAAAGAAGAAATATGTAATGATGGCCTTAAAAAAATGGAATATTTATAAATATAATAATAGTACATCTCTCTAAAAATGCACGAATTTTCATATTTTTTAAAGGTGCGGTTCTCTAAAAATATATAAAAATACATGTATTTTCATATTATTTTTAAATTAAAAAATTGAAAAAAGAATTAATTAACTGGGCCTAAATAATATTTTATGACTAATTGATTTTATCAAGCAAATTAAAAAAAAAATGAATACGCAAATGATAGCATTGTTTAATAATGGAGATAATAATGGTGCAATAAAAATTATATCCGAAAGTGGAGAAAAATTTGGTTGTCATGATTTTGTATTCGAAACACAATGCAGTTTTGGAAAAGCATTTGCTCATTTTGAATCATCAAAAAACAATGATCCGGATGATATTGAAGTAAATTTACCAACGTATTCATCTAAAATTATTTGTCAATTATTATCTAAAATGTACAGCGCGGATTATGTTTTTAATAATTTAAATCCATCCGAAATTATTCTAACGATAAAATTAGTGGATGAACTAGTTATTAAAAATAAATCGGATATTTTATTAGGGCTTATAGAATTGTTCAAATGCCAGCTCACTAATGATAATTGGTTACAGTTATTAAATGATATTTTTGGTATGGACATTTTTGATGATTTGCAAAAATGTTTGGTAAATTATTTTATTTATGAAATTTTAATAAAAGATACCAGCCAATTCCCGGATATTGGTGACACACCCAAAGACATATATAATTTTTTGCAGGAAATTTTTGAACAATATCGAGATAAAAAAATTAGTAAACCATTTATCAGAAAACCTATCAATATTCCTTTTTTAAATTTGGATCCTGATATTATTGACAAATTACGCAAAGAAATTGATAATGATTTATGTACCTCACTAAAAATTGAAACATATCTTCCAAATTACAGTGAATATGATCCCGATATAATTTGCAGTGAATATAAAAAAATATGCAGTGACCTATCTTTAGTTTGTGATTTATGCGAAAATATACGACGGGAAATACAAGGCGAATCAAAAAAAATAAATCCAGAAAAACGATCGGCTTACCAATTATTTATCACAAACGAATTAAAAAAACAGCGCAAAAAAAATCCGGGTCTCCTAAATAAGGAATACTTGATGCGTGCTGCAAAAAAATGGAATGTCCAGAAAAATAAAAAAACAGGATAATACTAAATAATCCTAAATGATATAAAGAGATAATATATACGTATATTTGTGGAAGAAACCAGTTGGAAAAATATAAAAAAAAAATATTTTCTTGACTATGATTGTATTTAACCCAAAGTATTATTACATAATAATATTTTGGGCCATTAGTTCAATGGTAGAACTACGTCGTCCTAAGACGTTAACGAGTGTTCGAATCACTCATGGCCTAATCTGCGTTAGCTCAGTTGGTAAGAGCGTTGGTCTGTGGAACCAAATACATGTGTTCGATTCACATGCGCGGAATTATTTAAATTAATTATGGTTTCATGATTAATTTAAATTTTAAATTTAGTATTTTGTTCGATCGGATATATTTTAGATTTACATTTTTCCAACAAAAAATTGAAAAAAAATTTATTAAATCAGTCCAATTTTTAATAATTATTATTGAAATATTTTTGGTTACACCAAACAAGTAAAAAAATGAACAGAGATCTCATAACATTATTTAACAATGGAAATAATAATAGCACAATTAAAATTATTTCTGAAGAAGGAGAAAAAATTGGTTGTCATGATTTTGTATTCGAAACACAATGCAGTTTTGGAGTAGCATTTACCCATTTTGAATCATCAAAAAGAAATAATGATACAAACGATATCGAAGTAAATTTATCAACATATCCATCCAAAATTATCAAACAATTGTTTTCCAAAATGTATAGTTCGGATTATGTTTTTAGTGATTTGAATCCGCATGAAATTATTTCAATGACTAAATTGGCGGACGAACTAGTTGTTAAAAACAAATCAGATATTTTGTCAGAACTTTTATTATTGTTTAAAAAACAACTTGCAAATGATAATTGGTTACAGTTACTAAATGATATTTTCAATGTGGATATATTTGGTGGTTTACAAAATTGTTTGGTGGATTATTTTATCAACGAAATTTTGCCAAAGGATTTCGACCAATTTCCGGACATTGGTGAAACACCCGAAGAAGTAAAAAATTTTTTGCTAAATATTTTTGAAAAAAATAAAAAAGTCAGTAAATTATTAACAAGAGAACCAATCAAAAATTGGAACGGATATAACAATCAAAACATAATTTATAAAAATTTAAACAATTATAGCAATCGAAATATAATTTATTTCTAATAAATTCAACTGATAGATCAATGTTTTTTTTAAATTAATTATGGTTTCATGATTAATTTAAACTTCTATTATTTTTTTATTTTTGTGATTAATTTTTATATTTGTATAATCATCAAATAATTCAAAATTATTGTCTATTTCAAAATATATATAACAATATAAAGACATAATATATACATATATTTGTGGAAGAAATTGGTTGGAAATATAAAAAATATATTTTCTTGGCTATAATTGTATAATCCCAAAGTATCATTGTGTGATAATATTTTGGGCCATTATTTCAATGGAATGTAAGTTTTCTGAGCTTTTCGATGAGTGTTCGAATCACTCATGGCCCAAAAGCGAGATAGTTTAATAGAAAAACATTGGTCTCATAAACCAAAATTGATTGTGCAATTCAATCTCTCGTTACGGTAGTTTAGCTTAATGGTAAAGCATCTGTCTCATTAACAGAGCGATTTAGGTTCAATTCCTAAAGCTACCAAGGTGCATTAGTTTAGTGGAAGAACACCCGTCCGTGACACGGAAAACGCAATTTCGATTATTGCATGTACCAAGGTCTATTAGTTTAGTGGTAGAACTACGAGCTTTTAACTCATTGACATGAGTTCGATTCTCATATAGACCAAGATCTGTTAATTTAGTGGTAAAATATTCGGCCGTTAACCGAAATTCACTGGTCCGATTCCAGTACAGATCGTTATTATAAAATGAATTATTAAAAATAATTTATTTTATTTAATCAAAATAAAAATTGAAAAAATTATGATTTGGTACTACTTATTCTTATACTGTATTTATTATCAAGAGTGTTATCATAAACACTAATATATTAATAATGGATTCCATTAAAAATATTGCGCTTCTTGGTCAGTTGCGCTATCGTAATCAAAAAAAAACTAGGGAGTTATTTGATCAATTTAAGGATGGTTTATGTGAGCAATTTACTGAATTATCTGATCATATTTTGTCAATGTATAAACACAAAACATATGATACTGCTATTTTATGGGCACTTCGAGAGTTACTTTTTAAAGACAAATTGTGTTCCAATATCAAAATGACGCCTACTAATCTTTATTTTTTGATTCAGCATACTAAATTCCAATGGAAAAAAAATTATCGTGATTGCGGGTGCAAAGTATCGAGCAAAACTGAAACTTGGAAAATGCATTGGTGTCCATCAGTATCATTACATACATGCCAATCCGAAATGTTTACTGATATCGATGTTGCTATTGATGATAATGTAATACCCAAAACGGATATTACTTTTAAATCCTGTCAGAATTCTTATGAATATTTTTATCAGGTGTTATCAGTGGATAATCGTGGATGTTCTAGTGACAATACTATTTATGTGTGTGATCTTTTTAAAGATTTTGTGCCATTATATTTTACGGGCTCATGTAAAACATCTAAACCATGTTCACATTGGTTATTAAATTCAGTTACTGGTTTGAAAAATAAACAGAAAAAAGAAGAATTCCATTTCAGTGAAGAAGAAGAAGAAGAAGAAGAAGAAGAATTCAATTATAATAAGGAGGAAGAAGATGATGAAGATGAAGTTGTTACTTCAGAAAATGAAGTTGTTACTTCAGAAGATGAACCCGTGATAAAAGCTCCAATGAAACGACCTGCTAAAAAAAAAGTTTATTCTGAAGATGAAGAAGAGTCCGCAAGAATAATTACTAGAAAAGGAACATGTAAAAAAAAAATTGATTCCGAAGAAGAAGATAAACCTGCGAAACGACCTTCCGAAAAAAAAGTTGATTCTGAAGAAGAAGATGCTTTCCATTATGACGACGGTTTTGATTCCGATGGTGAACCAATAAAATATGGAAAAAATAAAGCTATTATGAACCAAATTATTAAAACATTCGAGGCAAAAGATGGTTTCGATGAATCGATGTGCTAAAAAAGAAGAAGAAATGCCATCCAAAAAATCCGAATGGATTCTTTTTAGAAGTAGAGAAGAAGAAATACTACCTGGAAAATCGGAATGCAGTCTTTCTGAAGATGATGATTATTAATAATTTTGATTAACTCCTTTAAAATAATTTATTATTAATAATAAATTATTTTGAAACAATCTAATAATTTTTGTATCTATCATTATCAAATAATCTAAATGTTAAATTAAGACGTGGTATTTTACAATTTTTATCCTGTAATAATCTATGCTGATAATTTTCTTGGCAACCATTACCCATTACAATCAAACTACCATTATGTAAAACCAGTTTGTGACAAATTTCTTTGGAACTCAGTTTCCTAAAAGCAAATTCTCTTTCAGCACCAACACTAATACTGGCAATACAACTGGTACTCCCTTTTTCTTCATTATCAGAATGCCAACCAATTGTATTTTTACCACTAACATAATAGTTTGCCAAACAAATGTTAAATTCAAAATTTAATTTACTTTGTAAATCCTCTTTGATGACTAAAAGTTCCTGGGGAAATTCCAAAACAGTTACGTTTTTGCCCCATATTTTGGGAACAATATTTTTATCGACAGATGGATCCACAAAAACAATTGTTTTTCGATTTAATTTGTACATTGGTTGATCCATATTATCATAAATCATTTTATTTTCTTCATTGATAAATAATTCACTAACCAACGCAAATATCTGATCAGCTTGATCATTAGGTAAATATTTTTCTGAATAGGTAACATAAGCATTTTCAAAATTTAAATCTAACATCTTAATACAATATTTATCATTAATTGGTTCAGCTTTAAATTATTTGCATCAAATAAAGTTATTTCAATTTTATTAAACAATATTTTGTTCGAAAAAATTGAAATTTGAATTATCAAATAGATATTGGATTGAATTACATATATTAATTCTGAAAATGGTAAGATATCACAGATGTTATGCTTGTGATGGAACACGTTATGAGCTTGTAATGGGAGAAGAAATTTGCCCACAGTGTGTTGGTACAGGTCGTGATTTGAAAGAAGATTTATGGGCCGGACCTTGTGGAAAATGTAATAACAGTAGAAAAGTTACTTATTGTAGACGTGATCCGAGTAGACCATGTAGAAGTTGTAATGGAACTGGCACTGTTGCGTATTGATTGTAAATTGTTATTAATTTCTTCAAAAAAAAATTGAAGTTTAAATTATTAGATGCACTTTTAATTAAAAAATTCATTTAATAACTTTAAGAATGCCAAAATCAATTTGTAATATGTGTGGCGGTACAGGATATGGGACATTATTCAAACATATTGAATGTACCGTGTGTAGTGGTACAGGTGGTCCGTGGGGAAATCCTTGTAGAACATGCTATGGTAGAGGTACCGTTGCTAAGAATGTACGAGATTCTCGTGTAAAATGTGGACCTTGTCGTGGTGAAGGTTATATCCGATATTGATTGCAGCGTTGGTCTGTAAAGTATATGTAAAATGCATAATATATTTGTATATTTTACATATGCTTAATGAATTTTTATTTTAATTATATTAATTATCCAAATTATTAGTAGAATCATTATCAGAAGATTCATCATCACTTGATGAATCAGAATCAAGATCCAAATCCAATTTTGTGACAAAGGTAATTTTTTTATCTATTCTTCCTTTTCTCATTAAAGTTTCCATTTCGTCATCTGGTAAAAAATCGTCACGATTACCTGTCATAATAATAATACTTCCATAAGATAAACGTTGTGGACCATCTAAAGCAGAAAAAATACCACCTAGTGACAGACATTTATTCTTATTTTTTCGTAAATTTTTAATTTGAGTATCAATTTCCTCCAAAGTAATAATAGAATTAGGAGGAACAGTTGATACTAAATTGATCAAAACCGTATCAGTCATTTTTTTTGTATTAAAATTAATTGAATAAATTGACATATTGTGTTGTTTTGCTGCAATTTCAATTACGGTAGTTTTTCCTGTACCAGTAGCACCACATAAAAAATATCCTCTTCGATAATTAATACCTTTTTTTGCATAAATATCTTCACTTTTTTTAAACTTTGCGATATCTGTGAGAGATTTTCGCATTTCATCTGTGTAATTTTCTTTCAAAAATTTAGTTGGTCGACGAATAATTGGAAAAGACCATGAATCAGAAGGAGCAGTATAACTCATTATTATTTTGGAAGGTGAGCATTGTTTCCGATATGTATCTTTCGCAAATTTTTTCAATTCAACCATCTGATATCGACATTTGGGTGGACAAATGCTTATTTTCGGGAGTTTGTACAAAGTCATTCCTTTTTTATCATAATCTATAAATATTATGCCATAGTCTTTAGTGGAAACGCGAAAAACTCCATATGGCAAAGAAAATTTGACGTTCGAACCAGAATCGTTCATTTGAATCAATTTACTTTTGTCTATTAAAATCTCTAATTCAGTTTTAATGGCATATATTGATTTTGAATTTTCTTTCGATACTATTTTAATTTTACTGCAAAGGAGATTGACACATAATCTTTTTCCGAGTTGTAATATTTGCTCGGTAATTTTATAGACAACAAGTGCTACGGCACCTCCAATTATCGTGAAACATCCAGCGGCCAATGTAGAACAAATTGCTCCCATTTTTATCTGATTATTTTTACCCATCAATCATCTGATTAAATTTATTGATAATCTTAGCTGGGTTATTAATTGATTAAAATTCAATTTTTTTATAATCCGGAAAAAATTGAAAATTTAACAAATTACCCAATTTAATTAATTAGTAATATTTGTTAACTTCGCAACAAAATTACAAATTTTAATAATGGATCGTAAAAACAGTGTTCCATGTCATTATTGTCACGGCAATAATAAAAAAATTATATATATACCATGTCCTTGTCATGGCGATGGATCACAAAATGGTCCAAAAAATGGTCCAAAACCTGGTCCAGTACCTCATTGTCAAAAGTGTAACGGTACAGGAAGAATAATAGTTATGAATAGAAAATGTCCACATTGTATTGATGGAAGAATATATTATTGAAATAGGTAATCATTTCGAATAAAAAATTGAAAAATTAAATTTTTAGTTTACCCTATTAATTTGTAATATTTAATAATTTTCGAGTATGAATACCAAAAATAGTGTTGTATGTCCTCGTTGTCATGGAACACAATTTGTTGAAACAATTGAATTTGTTTCTTGTGACAAATGTAATCATGGAGTAATTAATTGTCATCCTGTTATTGGAACTTGTATACATTGTATTGGTCTTGGGAAAATTCCACATAAAAAAAGACGTCCATGTTCAAATTGCGTTGATGGTAAAATCTGCTTTTAACAAAAAATTGAATAAAAATTTATTTGAATGACCAATGTATTTTAATTAATGGAATAAGATTTTATTCCATTAATTAAAATGGATATTTTGCCTAAACATTTTTTTTCGAAAGAAAAAGAAAATCTAAATGAAAATGAAAAATTATGCATAAAATATCTTGAAGATATTTTTCAACAGATTTCTAAATTTGGTAATGAAACGGATATTATTGAATTATTTCATGTGGCAAATATAATGACAGATGCCAAAAGAAACATTGATGTTAATTATTTATTCAACCAAATCACGCAAAATATAATCAACTATCTTTCAGGTTTAAATATTGACAAAAATATCACAGACGAAATTTTTAAGAAAATTAATAATTATCAAGAATTATTAATATTTAGTGATTTTGAAACCGAATCCGAAGAATGTGAAATTATTAGTACATACAAAAAAAAGTTTGAGTATGTTAGTAATTTTTTATCCAGTGTGTGTTATACCGATAAACAAATCAGCCTGTTAGCTTTGGGATCATCACAAGTTGGAAAAACATCTTTTGTTAAAAAAATATTTAATTTGGGAGATAAAATTATCTTAAAAGGTGGCATTGAATCCGATACCGAAAATGTAGAAATTCATAAATCATTAATCAATGGAGTTAATTTTATTTATGCAGATTGTCCAGGATTTTTTGATTCGCGAGGTGAAGAAAAAAATAATGAAAATATCAATAAAATCACAGATTACGTTACAAAAAATAAAATTGATATTATTCTTTGGTTCTCAAAAATTGATGATGTGGTTGATCTAAATCAACAAGAAATTTTGATAGAAATTACCAAAAAATCTGGAGACAATATTTGGAAAAAAATAATTGTCGTTTTGACACATGCAAATAATATACCACCAGAAGAGTATTTTCAAAACGAAGATGGGGATTATGATGATTTGACAGGTGATGTCGAAGCATGGAAATCTTACACTAAAAAAAAAGAAATTATATGGAAAGAAATAATGTGTAAAATTAGTGGCGATATCAATTTAAATGTACCAATTGTTTTAACAGAAAATAACAAGAGATTGATTCAAATGATTAATAATGTAGGTACTCTAATGGATGGAACACCAATCATTGAAACAGTATTAGTTGAAATGTTTAAAATTATAGAGTCAGATCAAATACCAATTCTATTGTTATCCCTAATGAGAAAAAATGAAAAAATCGATTCTGAAAAAACAATTGAAGGTTCGACGAACGAGCAAAAGATCAAACAAACAATCAAATATTCCCAAAATCTAATTAATTCATCAAAAAAGAAAACCAAGAAAAAAAATCACAAAAAAAAATTAAAACGTCAAAATTTATTAGATGAATTATTGGAAACAGAATATGAAATTTCATTCAAAAATGTTATCAAAAGATTTAATGAAGATGGTAATATTATTTCTTTTATTAAAATGATTTTTAAGTGCTTAGAAAAAATACAAAGAAAAATACAAAGAAAAATTTATTTGAATAATTAATGATGCTAATTTTATTTTGTTAGCTGACAATACATGATTTTTTTATTCAACATTTGAAGAAAAAAATAACTATTATTAATAAGATTATCAAACATGCGACGAATTTTCTTAAAATCCGATTAAATTAAGATAATATATTATTATCTTGGTTTATCATTATTTCTTGGAATAATTCGAAAAAGAATTTTTAATTTATTCCATAATACTATATAAATGTCTAAAAATTTGGATAATTATAAATCAAATTATATATACGATGCCAAAAATATCAAAAAGTCTTTTTTTATTACACCAGACAATATTAAAATTTCGTACCAATTTTGCGAAAAAAAGAAAAAATATAACCGACCATCCGTGGTACTCATTTCTGATATTGGATATAATAGCAATTATTGGCTTTGTTTATTAAATAAATTATGTCCCGTAGCTAATGTATATGCGATTGATCTACCAAACAGATCGAGTTTGGAATTTTTAACACAGGATTTAACATTATTTTTAGATAAACTTAATTTGGAAAAAGTTTATTTTGTCGGAAAGGGATTAGGTGGAACACTAGCTCTAAATTTTGCCGCGTTGTATCCAGCGAGAGTTATTAAAATTGCTGTTGCGGCAACTTCACCAAAATATTTTCCTGCTGACAATTGGGAATTTCCAATTTCGCCTGAAATAATCCAATTGTTTACAGAATTTTTTGAAGTGACCAATCCTAAAATTATTATTGAATTGGCAAAAATTATTAATAATTTAACGGATCCTGTTAACTGTGATAAACAAAAATTATTGGTTCAGCAATACATTAATATGAGAAAAGAATACCAAACCTATTTTGGAGCAGCAAATATTGATATCCGTGATATTTTAAACCAAATAACTGTACCAGTTCTTATTTTGGCAGGTACTGAAGATCCAATTGTTCCATTTGGTGCCAGTGAATTTTTAAGAAATAATATTCCAAACTCGTTATTGATTGAATTTTTTGGTCAGGGAAATAATTTTGCTATTTTGGATACCAGTTTGTTCAACAAAGATATATTTAATTTTTTCTTTGTTGAATGTGATCCATGTTGCGCATTTTTTGACTCTATTAAAAAAAAATCTAAAAAATGCTGCCATGATTATCAAAACGAAGAATATGATAGTGATGATAGTGATGACAATAATGACAATGTACTAAATGATAATATTGATACACAATGTCACTGTACGGAACCAGGAAATCACAAATGCATATGCATAGATTGTAAATGTGGTGAACCCAAAAAAGCTGAAGATAAAAAATGTTGTGGCAAACCAAATAATAATACTGAACGATGTCGGCGTAAAGAACCAGGAAACCATGAATGCATCTGCGTCGATTGCAAATGTGTTGAACTAAAAAAAGAAAAATGTAGATGCATGGAACCTGGAAACAATAAATGCACATGTATAGATTGTAAATGTGTAGGCTGTGATTGCAAATCTGTTGCAAAAAAATCTGAAGAAACAAAATATAAACCTAGAATTATTATTCCTTGTAATTATGCATAAATCATTAATTTATAATATTTTATGCATGACTTGATAATTATTATTTATCAGAAGAAATTTGATAAATAGGTTGGTAATAATTTGTACCTGGACGTTTAATAGCTCCATGATTTAATTTATTATATTTGTACGAATAGTTACCATTTTTATCATAATTTTTATTGACACGATAAAGTTTTCCCGTTTTTGGATCGCGTGTTGTTTTGAAACTTAATTTATTTTCTGGATACCATATGTCTGTATATTTTTCAGATGTTTGGACGGGTATACTATTATTCTCACTTCCTTCCAAAATTTTATCTGATTTGTAATAATGTCTAGTTACAGGATCAAAATATCTTCGGTATCCAGGTTTAATTTTTGCTGTACAAGTATCTTCTGTTTTTGTGCTAATGGGTGGATCAATTATAACATATTCATAATCGTATTCACTATTTGTTTCTAGTTCTGGTTCCATTTCCATATATTCAGAATCGTCTCCTGCATAATCTTCTTCGATCATTTCCGGTTTAATATACTCATAATCATATTCGCTTTCGGAATAATTTGATTCTGGTTCAGAATTATTTTTATTGGCTATATCATAAAAATAATCTGCTTTTTTTAAATAATGATACGGATCTCTATTCATTATATATCATTTATTATGAAAATAAATTATTACTTAATTGGTATCGAATATTTCAAAAAAAATAGGATAGTATAAATTTGGAATAAAATATGTCTAATATTTATAAATGTCACGTAATTATCAACCTGCAAATTGGCCTGGAGACGATATGTGGTCAGGTATTGGTGGTAGATCGAATGATACCATGGGTGGTCATACTCAGATGGTACGAGTTCCACACGATCAAACAGAATCCACATTTGTAGATCGCCGTGGTAGAAAGTGTCGTATTGTTTGTGATCCTCCACCACGTCCCGATAGAAATCAACCAAATTTACAACGAATCGGTAGAATGATGATTGGAAAAACTATTTATGAAGCACGTAGCATATATCCCCATGTTAGGGAAGTAATCCGCGATGGACAACAATTAGCAACTACCATGGATCACCGCCCAGATAGAATTAATGTTGAAACCAGAAATGGCGTTATTATTCGTATCAATGGATTTTATTGAAAAATTGAAACAATAATTTATATTCGTACATGCGCCAGATAATAATAATAATATTATTATCTAATACGTTATGCCATCAAATAGTATTATAGCAATGATTACATCACAAATTCCATTATTGATAATGACAATAAATAATGGAATTAGTATTCAAACATTATTACCAATTTTATTGGTTCCATTCATTATTTATATTATTGAAATTGCACCGGGTATGATAAAAAATTGGAAACGCGAAAAAGTACCATCAGATTATGTTTATTATTATGTTGGGGATAATTCAAAGGATAGATCTCAAACAGGTATTAATTTTATTCAAGACATATCTATTTTTATTAATAAATTTTGTCCATCAACAATTAAAATTGGAACAGTGAAAAATTATCGTTTACAAAAATTTGATCGTAATGCTTTATTTCGTTGTTATCAGGCAATTATAAGTTTGGATGATAATTATCATTGTAAATTCTCTTTTACGAATAAAATGGATAATGGTAAAAATATTTTGGAAAATATTAAGAAAACTGGATTTATTTTACCAGATGATATTGATTTAAAAAATTTATTGGAAAATCCTATTTATTTAACACTAGTTGAATTTAAAGAACCTAATGATAATAACAATAATCAGCGTGACAAAAAACAATCAGAAATTACTAAACAGTATATAAAAATTTCAACGTGTAACATTAAAGCGGCTGAAGATTTTGTTTATATCGTTGTTAATTATAATATTCATACACAAAATAATATTATTGATTTTAGATTAAAAAAAACTATTTATTATCATGATATCAAACATGATTATAATGATATTATATCTACTGTCAATGTCAATAAAAATTATAAAAATGTATTCTTATCAAAAAAAAATTATAAATTGGTACATGATACTATTATAGAATGGAATGAAAATAAAATAGCCCATCTCGATAATGGAATACCCAATAAATTAGGATTTTTTTTGATAGGTAGTCCTGGATGTGGAAAATCATCTTTGGTGTATGCTATCGCTACCGAAACCAAAAAACATATTGTTTCTGTCAATCTCCAGGATTTAACCAACCAATCTTTTATGTCGTTGATGTCAACCATTGATAATAAAATAGTAGTTTTTGATGATATCGATACTCACAAATTCACACATATACGAGATAACAAAATCGATAATCATCCCGAAAAAAATTTAGAATTAGCGTTAATGTCGGTTGCCTGTAATAATAATAAGGGTGACGACTATAAAAGTTCTTTTTTTAAAGAAATGACACTTGATGTGCTGCTGGAAGTACTGGATGGTTACAATTACTTAAATAATTGCATTGTCATTTTAACATCAAATCATCCGGAACTTTTAGATTCGGCAGTTACAAGACCCGGTCGTGTTGATCATGTTATTGAATTTAAATTATGTGATGAATTCCAGTTTAGACGTATATTTAAGTATTTTGTCGGAATCAATTACAAAGAAATTAAACCATCGTTCATTTTCAAAGAACATACTTATTCTACATCATTTTTGATAAATACGATTATTCTTCCGAATATCAAATGCCCAAACAAAATTATAAAATTATTGGAACAAGTTTAATATTTTTTACTATTGAGGCTATCAGAATTGGATATATTTCATTTTTTATAAATTTAAAAAAATGAAATATATAACAATTTTTTTCTGATTTAAATTTAATAATAAGCTAATGAAAACATTAAAACAATTAAGAAAA